GTGGCTTTGACGCGCCACGTGAGCTCCACCGTGCTGGGGTTCGGGGCCACGGCACGCTTGTGTCGCATGCCGGTGATGGTCGTCGTCCACGTGGTCATAGCCCGGGCCCTTGGCTGTTGGTGTTCTCAGCGGTTCGCTGCCAGTTGTCCAGCCCCTGATTCCACAAGCTGGTGAACATCCCCCACATCGTCCAGCTGAAAAACCCGCTGTCCGTCGCCTCCCGAATAGACCCGCTGCGCACCGATCGGGACACCGTTCCCAGCGGGTCGTTCAGGAAGTTGGGATCGTCGATTCCCGAGGCGATCGACCGCTGGCGGCTTGCTTCGAACCGGCGAGCGTTCGACAGGCCGCTGCGTGCGTTCTCGATCGTCCTCCCGATGAGGTTGGGGTCCACGTCTCGCGCTTGCATCAGCTCACGCGGCAACAGGCCCAGCCGCACACGCTCCGCGGCGTCTGGCAAGTTGGCGAGCCGCACGATCGCCCGCATGAACTCCTCGTCCGTCATGCTGTCGGCGTTGATGCCGCCCATGCCCTGGAACCGTCCCCCGATCGAGAACTGGTCACGGAGCCCCTGGAACGTGGCGACTCCGCCGCCCGGGGCCAGCAGCGCCCCCAGCTGCCGCCGAACCGCCCCCTGTGCATCGTTGAGCCCGGCCATGTCTGTCTGCTGGGCTGCTCGGAGGTTCGATTCCGACAGGCGGTTGGCCTCCCGCATCAACGCGGACAGGCCGGCCACGCCGGCGGTCAAGGCCATGAACGGCCCCGCCATGCCGGCCATGCCGCCCAACGCCCCGAACATCGGCACGCTCGCACCGCCCAGGCCGGCACCGACCGAGCCGGCCCGCCCGAACGCCGACATTTGATTCCGTACTCGTGTCATCGCGGAATCGAACCGCGTAGTGGTCGCTGTGATGTCTACATTCAGCCGGTTTAGTCTGGTCATTGCGAAAGCCTCCGCAATTCGCTAGACAGAAACGGCCGGGGCATCCTCCACCCCTTTTTGCCCTCGGTACGGATCAGGGTTGACACCGCGTAGTCGAACGCTTCTCGCGCAGCACCACGCCCCACCGCCAACACCTTGGGCAAATACTCGCGGCCCCTGACCCAACGCCCGCCGCCAGCTGCCACCAGGCTTTTGATTCGCTGGCGCTCCATCAGCCGCGCGCTGCGGAACTGGCCCACGTTGCGATTCTGAAGCGCCCCGGTCGCTGTAAAACCGCGCTCCAGAAAGTGCGCCCGCCATCCGGCCCAGTCGTTCTCGTATCGCTTGGTCAGTGACACCTTGTTTTTCTGGGCTCCCATTCGGAACCCCATCGCACCCCAAAAGACGGTCGTCTTTCCACGCCTGTAGGTTCTGGTTTTCACCGCCAGCGACTGATCGAGATGCTTACGCGGAATGCTGGTGCGATGCCGGCGGTACAGAGGCGTTGCCAGCTTCTTGAATACGGTAAGTGCTTGCCGCATAGCCCGCCGCCGAATAGTCCGTTGCAGCTTGGGGCTGAGCTGCTGTAGGCGCTTCATCAGCGTCGGGTCGATCTGCGGCTGATACCGAATCCCCATGCCGGCATCGCGGCGGAGTCCTGCCTGGGTGTAAGGGCCTGATCTCATGGGAACACGTCGTTGATTGAGAGCGGGGGCGGTGTGCTCGGGTTTTCGTACGTCAGCCAGTCGAGCAGCTCCTGGCCGGGCATTGCTTCAAGCTCCGTCACGGTCTTTCCGAGCTGCACCGCCAGACGATGGAGCGATCGCCTGGCGGCATTCAAGGGCGCTTGGTGACTAGCTCCGTCACCTTGTCGACGACGGCCTGAGCCACGCCGGCCTCCACCTTGCGGGCCTCGTCCTCGTCCCTCAGCCACGGTCGCCCCGACTCGTCGACCATGAACCGCTGGAGGTACCACAGGAGGATGTTCGGGTCGCCCTTGCGCTCCTCGGCGGTGATGAGGTCGCCGGCGGTCGGCACCGCCACGTAGATGGTGCCGGTCAGGTGGATCGGGTCCTGGGTCAAGGTGCTGGGGTGCTTCATGGGCTTGGTGTGGCGACCAGCTCGCTGGTGCGGGTTGCGCCGATCTGCATGGTCACGGGCTGGTCGAGGCTCGCCGTGATGCTCAGCGAATTGACCAGCGCGGTGCCGCTGGCCTGGCCGTCGTTGAAGTTGAACGAGAACTGCCTCGGCGTCCCCGCCAGGGCGTCGGCCACGATGCTGGTGTGGCTGGTGTCGTCGAGCAACACCGCCGCCGTAAATGTGCCGGTGTTGAGTCCCTGGCCGAACGCGCGGCCGCCGGCGGCTCCCATCGCCGAAACGTCGATTTCGGCGGCGGTTTCCGCGGTGCTGGCTTCCGTCAGTGCGCCGACGTTTGCCGAATTCCAGCTGAACGTCGCGAGGTTTCCAGATCCGGCCATGGTGCCTCCTTAGTACGTGATCGTGCCCGTGAATCGCCCGGACGCCGTGAGGGTCGCCGCCCCATCCATGGTCGCCCCGTAGTCGATCCCGGTAATGATGCAATTCCCGGCAAGGGTCCCGCCTGTGCCGAAGTCAAGCTCAGCCTGGCCGACCGTGCCCGCCTTGTATGCGTTCACAAGGCCGACGTGCTCGGAATGATCCAGGATGAATTCGACCGTGAACGTCCCCTGGTACTTGCCGCCGCCGTACTGGCGAAAACGGTTGGTGGCGTGCATCGCCGTGAGGTCGACCACGGCAATGTTGATGTTTGCTGACATCGACGTGCTGCCAGGCACTGCCACGGCCGTGCCTGTCGTCGACGCGATGTAGCGGAACTCCGCGTTGTTGCTGGATGCTGCCATCACACTTCCTCAAAATGCACGACCCATTGCTGCTCGATCTGGGTCGGTTCGTTTTCGTCACCGTCCAACAGGCCCGACTCCTGGGGCGATTCGTCAATCCACCGCGTGGCCAGCACGTTGATGCCGTACGACGACCCCGACCAGGACCCCAACGAACCCCGAACGGCATCCGCAATGTCTCGCGCCGCCAGGTACGTGTCCGCGATGGCCACCAAAGACACTTCCGCGGAAATCAGGTTGCTGGCACCGGCAAACGTGCGGATGGCCTCGACTCGCTGAACGTCGAACGTGATCGCCGGCAGCGTGCTGCCCTGGAGCCGCTGCTGGAGGTAGATCCGCGACGACACCAGCGACGACACCGCCGGCGTGCTCGCGAGCTCCGCGCGCAGTGCCTTTTCGATCATGTGCCGGTTTCCATTGCCGAGACGATCGCCACGTCCTCCTCCTCGCGCTCGCGGTGTATGCCGGTCACTTGCAGCGTGCGATCCCGGTATTCGAGGATCGAGCTGACCCCGAGGCCGTGATGGATCGCCGAGGGGTACCGCACGCGGATGGAGTAGTTGGTGCGGAGGGCCACGCCGTCCGCATATCCCACTTCGTCGGCACCGATCGCCTCGACGTTTGCCGGGATCGTGGCACCGCGGAGCAGCGCGGTGGATGGCCTCCCGGCCTCGTCGACGGTTCCAACCGGCGTCATGATCGTGACCCGGTGCCGCAGCATGCCGGCCTGGATCACGGGTCCACCGCCGGCTGGAGCTCAGGCACCGCACGGTTGTGCATGATCGCCTCGACGCCGAACGGGACCGGCTGGAACTGGATTGTGGCCACCGACTCGCGAGTGAGGTAGTACCCCGCGGCGAGCTCAAGCACGGCACGCACCACGTCGGCCGGCGGGGTCGCCCAGCCGCACACGTACGTGATGATGATTCGGTCGCTGCGGTTCGGGTCGAGGTCGGGGAGGCTGTCCACGAATCTGAGGATCGGGACCGGCCTTGTCGTGTCGATCGCGTAGTTGGAGCTCGCAAGCGTTTGCTGGTTGCCGTCGCCGTCGTAGTACGTCACCGACGTGACCGATTCGAGCGGCGGGAACGGCAACGGGACCCCTGGGCGGCTGTACGGCGAGTCGATCGGCGTCCCGTAGAACCGCCGCACCCGCGGGTCGGGGCTCAACCGCCCCCAGTCCCCGAGCTGAATCGTCTTGGTCTGTCGCGACAACAGCCGCCGCGTCCGCTGCTCGAACGTCGCCGTTGCGGCCTGTAAGTACGTCAGCAACAGCGCGTCGTCGTCGTCGAAGTCGACGCGAACGTGAGATTTGAGCAGCGCAAGGTTCAGCATGATGAGAAGCCGGGGGGGAACCGCTGGGTTACCCCCCCGGCCATCCGGGGGGCTGGGGAATCAGGACGTGGCCATGCGCAGCGTGCTGAACGCATCGTCCAGCGTGCGGATGCTGTCCGTACGCCGCACCACGTGAATGTTGGTGCGCCAATTCAGGCTGTTGGTGTACGGGTCGACCAGCATTTCGGTGCCGCCACGGTCGTAGATCTCGAAATATCTAAACATGCCATAGGTCGCAGCGACAGAACCGGCGATGGTGCCGGTGGCTCCGCCGGGCTTCGGGTGGAACTCGCTGGTGTAGTACGGCACGCCGCCAATCGAACCGGGGGCACCGGCCTGCATGTTCGGCTCCCACAGGAACCGATCGTTGGCATCCTGGAGCTTGCGAAGCTGCTTCACGAACGTGTCGTGGCACAGGATCACCGCACCGGGCCGGTACTGCGGGGCCAGGCTGTGCAGCCAGTCGTAGATCTGGGCGGCATTAGTCACCTCAAACCGCTGGGCGGTCGTGGTGAGCGTGAAGCCCGGAGAAAGGCTGTCGAGGAGCCCGGTCGGCTTCGCATTGCCGTCGCCGTTGATGTAGGCATCCTCGGT